TGCTCTCCAGGCGTTTCAGTGCGCCCGTGTCAGTAACCGCAGACTTAACAAGCTCTGGATCTTCGCTTACTAAGATTTTTGCTATGCGTAAGTTTTCAGCGTCAGTTAAATCACGACCAAACATTTTCACGATGCTGCGAGCTATATCGCCCAGCGCCCTCGGGTCGTTCATTTGCAGTTGCATTAATGTGTTCGCGCCAAGTCTAGTTCCAAAATTTGAGTTTTCTATCAGGGTCTCTGCGGTGTTAGTCCTATCCAATATTGCGGATTTGGCGGCGTTACTTTCTGTCGCTATGTCTAGCTTTTTCATAACGCTTTCTATTGTCTCATCAGGTAACGCCATGCGTAGCAGCTCGTTCATGCCTTGCTCATCGTCACCTAAATTTTTGATGAAGCTCGCCCGGTTTCCACTTTTTAATCTAGCTTGAATTGATGACAGCATGCCGGACCTAAAGGCGTCAATTGCCTCCTGATTTCCGGCAGCGAATAAATCTTGCAATTGAAGGATTTTCTCATCGGCACTACCAGTAAAAGCTTTTCTCCCGGCGTCAAACGCGTCAAAGTTATCCCTGGCAAGTTTGGCTTGCGTTCTGGCCGAGGCTAAGTCTGGAATATTTGCGTCAATTGCGGTTCGCACGTCGTTTGCAATTTCTGCAATGTCTGAGGCGACAAACCCGCCGCCCGGCTTCGCAAACTTTTTACTTGCCGCCGCGTCTAAACTGCGCCTGACGACCTCGGCCTCCTCTGGATTTGGCCTGCGTAAAAATTGTAATTCACCGTCTTTCATTTTAAATAGTGGCTTGTAGTTTGGGTCGTTTACCCTTGTTTGGAATTTTTCCATCAATGATTTTCTGGCGGCGGGGACAGCCTGCAAGGCCATAACTAACTCACCAAAAACCTCGTCGTTTACTTCACCCGTTTTAAATGGCGCGTAAGCCACGTTTTCAGCCTCACGGACGGCCTGCCTGTTTGCTTGATTTTTTGCTACTTGCAAGTTACCGTCGCCCCCCAAAGCCTCATCAACCGCGCTGGCCGCTTGCTGCCTGGTTTGCGCCGGGCGATTAGTCAATGTGGTGTTTATTAAATCGCCAGCCTCGCCACCTTTTGCCCGTAAAGCTTTGACGGCTGCCGCTAGGGTTTTATTTTCAACCAGTATTCTGCCGTCCATTATGTCTTGGACGATTTCCTCTGGTGTTTTTTGCAATTTATTTACCAGGCGTTGTATTTCGTTATTAACAATAGTTGAGCCTCTGCGACCCACCAGGTTGCGAGTTGCCCGGACTAATGCTTTTAATCCATCTCCACTCTTTCTGAGCGCCGTGGCTGCGACCGGGTTGACGACAGCCCCCGTGGCAGCCCCAACAGGAACGCGGGATACCCTTTCTTTTAGGCCTCCCTCGCCAGTGTTAAAGGCATACGCGCCGCCCTCAGCCGCACCCAGCAACGCCAGACGGGTCGCCGTTGCAGGTATTGAGGTTCCACCAGTAAAGGGAGCCGCCGCGATTGACGACACCACAGCCCCGCCAGACTCTAACGCTAACGCCTGCAACGGGTTAGCCTCTCGGAACATGCTTAGATCGTCTCTTATTGACTGAAGGACTGTGTCGTAATCTTGCTTACCCAACGACCTCACGAACGCCTCTACTTCGTCTGAGCTGCCAAAGCTTAAACCCTGCAAAACTGTTTTGAGTTTTGTCGCCGTAGTTGCTTCATAATCATCTGGCACACGAGCCGTATTGTTTGCACCGCCAGACATTTGATTTTGCAGATTTCTAAAACGTTCCCCGGTATCGCTCATAGCTGCGCCCTTCTATCTGCTTCATCGACAATAAATTGACGATTTTTAACTGAGAGGTTTGACGTGCCGGACATTACTTCAATGTATAGCTGCTCCAGGTCATCGTCTGATTTTGTTTTATATGGATTAGGTTTGACCTCTAAGTCTTCTAGGGTATCTAAATAATCGTTGTAGTCTTTTTGTGGATCTGCCATGATACGCGCCGCTGCCATTAGTGACGTCCTATATTTTTTAATCGCAGCTTCACGTCGTTCAATAAACTCAAGCAATTGTGGCGGTTTGAGCCCTAACGGCAATCCTTGTGTTAAAGCCAAATCTAACTCGCCCTTAGACAAAGCTCCAAAGGTGACTGACCCAACCACGTCTAAACCGAGGGCATTTCTGGCGCTTGTAAGTTCTGCGGCCTCAACTGATATGTCTGGAAAATATTGATTAATCGGACCAGAGATATCAGCCTGACCAGATGCTATTGAATTGCGCAAGGCTCGCTTGGCTCTTGCCATGTTACGCAAGGAACTATCCACATTTATCAAACTACTGATAGTAGTTTGAACCATCTTAGCTTTAGCACCCGCCGATTTAGTTTCAAACTCAGTGACCCTCGCTTGCTCAACTTCATTAGCCTGAGCAATCCTTATAGCTTCGGTTGCTGCCGGACCAGTTAGTATCTGGTTGTCTGGGCTGACCACTTGCTTTGTCCCATCTTGGAACACACTTATACTAAGACCGTTGAGATAAGTTTTGGTGTTGGCCGCCGTCTTGTTTGCGGCGTTTGTGCTTTGTGAGTTGATGTAGGTTTTTATTGCCTCGCCTGCGCCCTTTGGGCCTACGAGTAACAACGCAGCCTTAGCGTTTTCATCTCCCGCCGCTGCTTTTTCCTCAAGGAAAGTTACCGTTTGATTGTTTGCGCCTGGCAGGGTGAAGCCCTGTTGCTGGTAAAACATATTTGCTGCCACGTCCGGGCCTACTTTAAGCCTAGACTGCAAATTCATAATAGCTTCGTCTTCTTCGGTTAACTGACCAGGTAACACACGCTGCCCGGCGTTTGGTCCGGTGATGTAATACTTAAAGCCATCTCTACCAGTCTCTATTTTCGCCTGCTGAGGGTTGAGTTGTTTTTTTGCAATTTCGCTAAATATACTGCCAACCATGCTGGGGTTGTTTTCTGCCAATGCTGCTAGGCGGGGATCAATTGTCCGTAGGTATTCAATGCTTTTATTTGTTTGCGTCTGCTTTTTGCGTTCCTCAAGTCTATTCGCCACAAGCGTTTGTATTGCCTGCGTTTGGTTTGGATTGCCTAAACTCATCAAACCAAGTGCTAACCTATCTCTGGCGTTTTGGTCTTGGCCTGACAATGCATTACCGATACGACCAAACTTGCGCTGCAAGCCTTGACCGATGTTTGCAAGCAATCCCATTTGTTCAGCCATTTTTAACTCCTTAATTTATAGCGCGGCAAACACGCCTAATATGTCTAAGATACCCGGCTTGTTTGTTACTGTTTTTGTCTCTGGTACTGGCGTTACGCCTAATGCCGCTAATGGCGCATTTAAGCTCGCTGTTGGACTGCCTGCGTAGCCTGCAAAGTCTTGCCGCGCCGCATCAATAAGCGACTGTTGTAATGCTTGCTGTAATACGCCTTGCTGCATAATGTCTTGGTTAAGCGTGCGGCCAGTCGTGAATGCTTGGTTAGCCAAACTGCCTAACTGATTAGCCGCGCCTAAACGTTGGCTTCTGTCATTCATCGCGTTGCCCATGGCAGTGTTAAAAGCATCACGACGCATCGGCGCTACAAGATTGCCTGCCATACGACCATATTCTGCATTTGTTACACCTTCCGCGACGCCTTGCCTCGAACCGCCAAAAGCGTTTGCCCTCGTTGCGGCTGCGCCCATGTTGTTGATCGCCATTTGCCTTTGTCGTTCAATATCGCTTTGCGTGCGGTCAATGACGTTTTGCGTGTACGGGTTCATGTAAGCGCCCACATTCAGCGGGGCTGCAATTGCTTGCTGCGTTGCGCCCATTGCACCCTGCAACCCAGTTGACGCAGCTTGATTTACGTTAAACCCTGGCTGTGGTTGCATGGGCGTTACTGTCATTGCGTTTGGCTGTTGATTTACTGGCTGTACTTGACCGCCGCCCTTTGATCCTTGGCCTGCCATTATGTTGTCACCTTTGCTGCTGCGATTTTTTGAATGTCTTTTAGTATTGCGCTACTGATTCCTGTTTTTTCTTGGAAGGTATTTAAATCTCCCCCAAATTTATCCATGAAACTTTCGGCGTAGGCTCCCAGGTTTCCATCGGCTGCGGCCTTGTCTAAAACTTTTCTCGTGGCTTTCACGTTGCCTTTACCAGTTGGAATATCTTTACCCGCTAATCCCGCTTGCTCTGCCACTTCAGTTGTTGTTAAAGTTCCAAACTGCCTTTCTAGAGCCATTATTTGATCCCCGGCTAAATTCGTGCCCTCATCAAGCAAGGCTTGACCGCCGACTGTCTCAATTGCGCTATTTAGCTCGCTTGCCCTTCTCTGCGCTGAATTTTCAGTACTTGCATTTCTAGCCTCTATTTCATCTGCGAGCCTTGCTTGAGTCTCTGGAGTTGCAGGGCCAAAAATGTTTGATAAAACACCCGGCTCAGGAGTATTGTAGCCTGCCGCCGCTGCGAGGGCAGGGTCAACTTGGCCTGCGCCATAACCCACGCTTACACTTGAGCCAAAATCGTTTGTAAATGTATCGCCGCGACCTTGCTTAGATGGGTCTGCGTAGGTTGAAAAATCATAGCCCTGCGTGCTTAATCCTACGTTAAAATCACTTGCTGATCTAATGCCATCGTAAAAATCATCTGCCATAGGTGCAAGACCTTCTGCGCCAGATTGACTCCTTAAATACTCTTGCGCAATTTGCGCTGCCTCCAAACCCTCTGCGCTCGGCTCTAGAGTGCCGACGTATTGCCCTGTGCTTGGGCTGATAAACTGAGGCGTGCCATCTGGATTAAAATAGTTTATATCAGGATTGTAGAACTGATACTTTTGCCCTGGCACGTCTGGTATTTCAAAGCCAGTGCCGATGAGGTTTGCGTTTAGTGCATCTAAATTCGTTTCTGCAATAGCGTCACCAGGTTGAGCATCGCCTATCGGCACAATTGGAGGGGTTGGGTCTGGCCCAAATATACCAGGTATAAATCCTGGCTGAAACTCTGGCGGCGTATACGGGATCACTGGAACCTCTGGAGGACCGCCTGGACCGCCTGGACCGCCTGGACCGCCTGGACCTTGGCCACCTGGACCACCTGGACCACCTGGACCGCCTGGACCTTGGCCACCTGGACCGCCTGGACCTTGGCCACCTGGACCGCCTGGACCTTGGCCACCTGGACCACCTGGACCTTGGCCACCTGGACCACCTGGACCTTGGCCACCTGCACCCGCACCACCTGCACCCGAACCGCCTGGGATACCAGGAACTACGCCAGGGGGTAACGCAAATGGAGGGCTGCCGGGGTCGATAAACATGTCATTGATTGCAGCAAATTGGTCTGGTCGGTTATACGCAAAATCTGCCATTGACTGATTAAACAAAGGCGCGGCGCTGTAGGCTCTAATTCCGTTCGCGTATTCTGTTGGAGCGCCCATGCCGCCGTATATGTCTGCGCCTGCCGGGGTGCCTAAACCAAAAGCATCAGCAGCTTGCGCCGTGTTGCCAAACGCAGACATCTGCATAGGCGTGAAAGCAGCCGTAGTTGCGCCAAAACTCTGCGGAACGTAACCTAATTTAGAAATTATGTCTGCACGCGCTAAATTTGCTTTTGCCGCATCCTCAATATACTGAGGTATTTCAACCTGTGTTGTGCTGCCGCCCTTGCTCATTTATATCTCCTTCGCGTAGGATGTATGCATTGGCTCCCATCCGTGTTTTTGTAGTGGCTTTTTCCAACCAAAACGCCCGGTCATATTTAGCGCCGTGCAGCCCTGCTGTTTTGCCCAACTTATTACATCCGAGTGCATGCTCAAAATTTCGGTGAGATCGCCCCCGCCAAGAAAAACATTCAAGACTTTTTTCTTTGGATATTTTATAATCTCAGTGACCAGGCAGCTTTTCTTGGCAGGCCACAATTGCATGGTGCCGTTGTGCAAGCCTTGGTAAATATCAATAATGTCGTGCGTGCCGCCACTATACTGCAAGGCTGCTTGTATGTGTGGTTTGCATCTTTCAAACTCCGGGTGCATCAAAAAGCACCGCCAGACAAAGCTACGCGCTTCCAGATATTTGCACTTCCATCATGTGACGCCGTGCAGACGTAAATGTAATTTGCATCCCAACTGACTAAACCCGCCGTATCGCCAGACGCCCCAACTGAACTTGCAGGCACCGATTGTTTAACGACAACTTCCTTAAAAGCACCAGATTGGCTAATCACTGGCTTAACAGTAGAACGGTCAAACATCAGATAGCCGTTTTCTTTTGCGCTTTCGCCGCCTGTTTGCTGCACTAATGCAGATTGCGTGCGATTGAGAAACACGTTTAATCTGCGTGCCCAATCCTTCCAATCTCCACCATACGGCTCTGGCGCTGCGTACTGGCTCATCTGCGCCCTCCGGCTACCGCGTCAACTCTGTTTATACCCACACGCCAATCGGTAAGCTTTTGCCCTTCGACGCGTAAACGCAACTGCCTGCCAGTAAACCTGACGCTCGTGGGGTTAGTAAGCGAGAAGGGGCCGTAGCTCCTTTCGGTACCGTTTGGATAAAATCTTGACTTAAATATCGCGTTGACGTCGCCTTGGTTTTTCTCGTCAGGTATCAACTCAGTAACGCTAATGACGTTATCGCCAGTGCCAATCCTAAACGGTCCAGTTTCAGCAAAAGGTGTAAGCGTGCCGTAATCAAAGCCCACCTCGTGCTCATAGATGTACATGTCACTGGCATCCGCGAGCATGGGCTGTCTAAACGCGCCGCGATCCACGCCAGCCGTGCGATCTAAATCACCGATGTACCAGGTATTCTCTGAGTAGTTGTACACCACGTATCTGTCGTTTTCTGTAGAGCCGGAGCTGGGGTAGTACCACCAAATTTCATTATACAAGCTGTTAGACACGCCAAAAACTTTGCTGATCTGCGCCTTGTTTATGTCGTTAAACACGTAGTCGCTAACTTCGCTGTTTAGCTCTGCAACTGAACTGCCATTATACGCAAAGAATGAGTTTACGCCCATCCAAACCGCGCCCTGGTCAACCACGACGCAAGCCAACGCAGCCGCCAAGCCGCAAGAGGTGCCGACACGTTCTATGCCGTAAACGTATGGCGGTCCTTGGTAGGTTGCCGCGTGTGCGTCTCTTGTCGTGAGGATTAACGCTTGGCCGCGCACGTTTACTCCGGCCATAATCGTGCCAGTAGTCGCAAGCTCCAAATCTCCCGCTTCATTCGTAGTGGCAGGCGTCCAGGCGTTGTTATTTTCTCGGTCTGACCACTGCACTTTCCGGGGGTTGCCGCCTGCACCCAACGCAAAAACAAATCGCTCGTCAGTGACAAGTATTGCCTCGTTACCAGTAGGGGCGTTGCTTAATAATGCGGCGGGGGTGCCAGTGTTTAACGCCCACTCGTAAATCTTACCGTCGTCTGAATTTTGAGCTAACAAACGCTCGCCCCAAGGCTGTAAATTCCAAACCGTTGCAGACTGTATGTTTGTTGTGTCTTGTCTTGCAACGCCGAAAGCCAGGGAGCCATAAAGACCACTGCCATACGCCGTAAACGCGGCCGCATCTTCTCGACCCGCGCTTAACCCAACTGGCGTTATGTCATATTTCACGCCTGCATTAGTATAAGCAAAAAGTTTGTTGTAAGTGCCGGACGCTATGTATCTGTTTGCGCTGTTGTCTGTCCAGGCAAGCATTCCTCGTAGTTTGTTGGGTGCGGCAGACGTAGATTTCTTACGCCAACCGCCAACGGGGCGCATCAGGCCGTCATGCCAACGCACTAAGTTAACGTCGCGCCACCGACCTTCGCCCTGCAAATCCGTTCCGTTTCGATATACTCCGGGTGGGATTTTCAAGTCTACAAGTGCCATACGCGCCTCACGTTATACTTACACATACAAATTACCATAGTATCTAGTACTTGTATAATTACGGCGCGGTAGGCCAATCAGCATCTTCCAAGTTAGGCCAGTTTTCATGCGTTGTAATATCTCGCAAGGCTTGGCGATACGTGGTCATTTCGCTCGACATTGTAACGTCTGACATGCCATGCCAGTCTGTCTCTGCAAGCTTGCTGTCTCTGGTTGATCTGTTTGCAGTTGCAGTGTTAGCATCAAGCGTTGCCTGATACGCAGCTTCGTGCTCTGCTTTTGTAGTTTTCTTGCCATCTTCATCAGTTGTATCAGCAAACATATCCCTTGCGACATACTTCTCAACCCAATCACCGTTGCTGTTTTGCTCAACGCCATCACGAGCAGATGTTTGATATGCACTAGTTGTAGCGGCAGGGCTTGCTAGTACAGCATCAATGTTCATTGCGTCACAAACGTTGCTCGTCCACACTCTAGGCAGAGACATATTCTTAAAGGCTGCTCTCCACTCACCTTGCGATTTAACTTCGCCTGTTGTTCTTTCTCTGTATTCTGACATTAGTTGATACTCCTTTTTGTCAGTTGATTGTTATGCTATTGCGTAGAAGATGTATGTTCCATCAGTAAAGTCACCTGTGAGTTGAAAGCCAGATGAAAGAGGGTCTAATTGATCTAAAGTAGTAACTTCAGCTGCTGTTGAATTTAACTTTAAATACGGATCATTGCCTGACGTTATACCTCTTACACTATCAAACAAGACCCAACTTCCTGTGTCATCAGTTCGCTTCAGCAAAACAAATCTAGCTCCTGATGCAAAGCCACAATCTACGTCTGTAGAGCTTCCTGAGTGTGTTACTGAACCAACTTTGGATACACCTGGGCAAGTAGCGAAAAGGTAGGCTATTGGTGAATTTGCAGGGTTTGACGCAAGACCTGTAACATTTAGATCGGTGGCTGTTGTACTTGCCATATAGTTAGTGCTGCCTAATGGAGCGCCATTTGAGTCTAGTAACATAACACCTGTTGTTGCGCTGTTGTATACATACCAAGAGTCTGCCAACCCTCTGTACTTCAAAATAACTAGCTCTGGTTTGACCCCTAAATTATGCTTGACTGAATTAAGAGTTCCTGATGCCCCTGTCCATGCAACCACATCAAAAAAACCTGGTGCTCTTTTCCAAGTCCATGAAATTAAAGTGGTTAGTGTAGATCCAACAGGAGTTACGCCAAACATATTATCCCAACTACTGTTTGTTGTTATCTCTGCACCAGTGCTAGAGGTAACTAATGCTTTATTGTTTGGGGTTAAGCGACTATAAACAACAGCGTTTTGACTGTTACCACTACGATAGCCAAGAATACTCATATCCGCAGGTGCGCCTAAGTATCCAACGTAGCCACTTGTGCCATAATAGTTTGGAGCAAAAACCTTAGTGGCATCATCTGGTACAGCTAGTGGGCCTCTGCGTATTGCCATGTAGATAAAAGTTTGACTTGCAGCAATATAACCATCGTGAAAAAAACCAGTTGAAGTAGGAACAATACCTGACGTACCTCCTGTTGAAGATTCAGCACCACTTGTGTCTGCATAAAGACGAGCATTTTCTACAGGATTATCGTTAGACATACCTCTCATAGTATCCAGTAAATACCAGTTTGACGCTGTAGTTGAACATTTTACAAGCACAAATTGAGGTTCAAAACCTAAATTAACAGTAGCATCTCCATTTCCATCAGTATTATAACTCCCACACTTAATAATATCTTGGTCACTATCAGGACCAAACTCTCCGTCACCACTGTCATTGTGTGCGAATAGGTAGGCTACATAGGTTGCTCCGTTAATGTTTGTAAGATTACCACTGCCGTTGTGTGAATTGTATCCGTTTATCTTTTTTGCATCAAAAGTAGTAGAGGTTAAACTCATATCAGATGCACCACTGGTGGAAGTAACAGCGTTACCTGCACTAGTTAAATTTAAAGCTGTAGGGTAAGAAGCGTTACCATGAATATAGCTGCCATTAGACTGTCTCGCTGCTATATGCCAATCACCTGTGCTATCTGTACGTTTGACAACAACAAAACCAGGTATGCTACCTAAATTATGAGATATAGTATTGCTAGAATTACCATTCCCAGTATACGTCACAACATCAAAAAATTTAGGCTGCTTTCTAAAGGTCCAAGCAACTATACTCTGGTTGTTAAAAAAACTAGAAGACATATCTGAGATAAAGCCATTATTATTAAACTGACTAACCCCATTAGCTCCTGTAACAGTAAACTCAGCATAATTGTTTGATGAATCAAGCCCTTTGTTTACGCCACGTTCTGTATCTGTCAGTCTATGATTGTCACCTACACTTCTAGATCGAGTCCAAACCAAACCGCCTTCACCAGAAAGGTCAATGCCGTTGGTGATTGTTTGTGTAGAATTATTCCCAGTATACAAATAAGTGCTAAACACTTCATCTACATCAAGTCCTGCACCACCTGCACTAGAGGCTGCTGCCGCTACTATTTTACTTACTGACATGCCGCTATCCCATTGCTTGACCTAGAGTGAAGCCGTAGTAATTCGTACCGCCATCCACCGTGATAAACGCAAACACATCCACCCCTGCACTTGTAGCAGTGATCGTGGGTGCCGTTGCTGCTGCCCAATCAACGCTGCCAGGCCAAGTAATTGTTCTTGCGCTACTGTCTTGCACTACCTTCAAGATAAAAGCTGAAGCTCTGCCAGATGCGGCAGGGTTGCTAAACGTGTAAGTGACATTCTCAGATAGAGTGTGTGTAAACACGTTGCCATCTTGCAGGTTTATTGTTGCTGCATTTGAGCTAGAAGTAATCGCTGTGCTCTCTTCAGTTGTACCGTTGTCAAAACTTACAACACCATTTGCGTCTGCTGTTACCGCTTTAGACGCCGCTGTTAATCCTAGTGTTGCAATGTCTAAATAATTAAGTTCAGCCGTTGTTGCAGTTACACCATCAAGAATGTTTAGTTCTGTTGCTGTAGATGTAACACCGTCAAGTATATTTAGTTCGGCCGTCGTAACAGTCGCGCCATCTAAAATTTCAAACTCGGTATTGGTTACGCCGCCTAAAAGTGTATCAAGCGACGTTATGGTTGCATTTATGTAACCCCCCCACGCATCTTCGTCTCCACCCACAGTTGGCAGTTGGAAGCTATAATTAGTTGTCGTTGTCGGCATAAATAAACTCCTCAGTTACGTTTTTG